CCAAACCATACTCAACAACGAGAAAATGGTTTAGGACGCATGGGAGAAGTCATCTGTCGCGGTGGGTGTTGCGGCCAAAGTGCCGGAGCGGTCGGTCGTTGCGCCTGCCTGATAGTTCTTCAGTGCGTTGCTTGCGCGCACATCCAAATTGCCCAGCATTGCGACAGATGACTTCTCCCATGCGTCCTTAACCATTTTCTCGTTGTTGAGTATGGTTTGGGCGTTGGCGAGGTTCATTTTGCCGAAATGGTTGGTCAGGTAGTAACGACCGCCAGACTCAGGGCAGCCCACGCTTGACAACAGAGCATCAGCGCCAGCAACCTCTTTCCAGGTGTCAACCGCTTCTCCGGGGGTGCCATACGTCAACCCAGCATTGGCGAGAGCAAAGTCACCAACCATCAACTCCAGGTCGGTGGCAATCTCTGAGAATGCGGGCTCAACAATACGCTCAAGCTCGTCAAGCTGGGTCACTTCTTCCAAGCCGGAGTACTCGAACCACACGGTGATGTAGTTTTGAACGGTTGCCGCGATCCGGCCAATCGCCAGGTCATTTGCAGTCTGGCCGGTCATATCGCCACCAGACGTGCGCACCGCCTTGAACAGCGGCGAGCGCTTCATGTAAATGGTTGAGCCGGTCTGAGGGGTGATGCCATTTGTGCCGTCAATCCATTGCGTATCAATGGTTTTCGACAAAACGCGATTGGATTCAAACCCAGGAACTGCAACCTGAGAGAATCGCTTGACAAACGTACTGGTGTTGCTTGCTAAATTATTAGCCATAAAATTAAGTCTCTATTGAGTAACCATGCGGTACGCCGGGGCCCTCTGGGATACCTGCACCCTTTGCCGGTCTAACCGGGTCCGGTGCGCCAGTGGCTTTAGGCTTCGATTTACCCACCTTTGGCTTGACGCTCAAAGCGATGAACTCAGATGCTCGCACTGGTGACATTTCCGCCACCTTGTCCAGAACGCTCGGGTTTTCGGCCAGATAGTTGACTATCCGTGGACCCATCTCGTCCTCATAGAGGTATCGGCCAAGGTCCGCGCCTATTCCAGCCTCTTGCAACACAATCTCGTTGTACTGCATTCGGTCTTCTGACAATCCAGCTTCCGCGCCTCGTTCGGTGTACTTACCGACGATGGTTTTGATCTGCTCTTGATGCTTCGCGACGACGGTGTTTTGATTCACCTCCGCCTGGGTCTTGGCCAGCTTGTTGGCTGCCTTGACTTCGGCTCGGCGCTCAATCGCGTCTTCACGTTCCCGAATCTTTCGGGCGTATTCCTCGGGATTGTCATACCGCAGATCTGGATCAGGCATCGGCGGCAGATCAGGCAGCGGTTTTTCAATCGCGTCCGGCTCATCCTTCGGTACGTACTTCTTGAGCAATTCTTCCTGGCGTTTCAGCTTGTGCGTTAACTTCGCAACTCGCTTTTCCCATCCAGCTTCAGGCTGGTCTTCCTCGGCTGACGATTCCGGGGCTTCCGGCGCTTCCGCAGTTGGCTTTTCTTCCGGCTCTGGTGTTTCAATCGGGCCTTCGATCACAAAGTCTTCTGCCGCATCGGCGTTTACGTCTGTCATTTAAACCTCGGGGTTGCTGGTTAGGCTCATAGCTTACGGCTATTACTCGTTAGTGCGTATTTTATAATTTCTATTGGCTTGGCGCAAGATAGTGGTTTATAGTTGGGTTTTATTACGTAACGGATTGAGAAATGAACAGACGCAGACTACTACAGCTTGGTGCAACCCTATTCGCAGCTCCGGCTATCGTTCGGGCGGAATCTTTGATGAGGGTTTGTGTGGTGCCGACTCCGACACCAAAAAACAGAATGGTGACAACAGCCGAGTTCTATAAGGCGTTTTCTGAAGTGATCAAGAAAAATCGTCTTGAGTCCAAGCTTGAGCGGCTCATTATTGATCGCGGAGATTGGCATCAGAATGAAACGGGCGGAATGATACTCATAAAGCGCCCCAACTACTCACATACAAGGCTTTGGCCGGAGAATGAACAATGAAAGTAACAACAGGCGCTTTTGCAGTAGCATGGGTGACTGCAATGATTCTGGTTATTTCGGGCATTGGGTTGGTCACGAAATCCCACGACTCACCCGCTCAGCCGCCTCGTTCGCACTGTTGCCAGGCATGCTGTAATCAGTCTCTGATTTTGTCAGGGCCTCAACAGTGCGAGCATTCATCTCCAGAATCCTAGCCTGGGTTTCCTGCATTTTGCGCATCTGCTCCATCATGGCGATCTCCATATCTTGCTGCGTCTTCATAGCGTCAGCCTGGGCTTGCTGCACCTGGGCCATGATCGCGGCAATGGTGGCCTCCTGCATCGGGTCGGGCTGCTGCTGTTCTGCGGCCCTCTGCATATCCTGCATGATTTTCTGCCGCTCTTCGTCCGTGAGTTGTGATTCCGGTATGTCTCCGGCGTCGATCTTCTTCTTACGCACCCGCTCAGCTATCTGATCGAGATATGGGGCGTCCATGGCCTTGATCAGAATGTCAGCGCCTTCCGCCAGGATCTCGGGGACGTGGGGACCAAGGGATTCAACCAGAGCCTTCACACCTTCGGATTTGCGGTTACTGAAGACGCGACCAATGTTCACGGCTACGTCATAGTGCCCCTGGCTGAGATCTCGAACTGTCTCAAGCTTGCCGCCAGCGCCAAGCATCTCCTGGTTCACTGACTCGAACTTGCTGGTTCCGTCCTCATTCACCAGCCGCACCTGACGGTCGCGAGTGTCGTAAACCTTAGGGATGGCAGCAATGGCAATGCGGGCGCACAGGTGAACCATGCGTTGGATTGCCTGCTTGAATGGGCCGGCAGACAGGTTGCTTTTCTGCTGCAGGATCTCGTATGCCTTGCCGCTGGTGTTGCTCAAGCCTTCTCCGCGTGATGGTTCGTATTGGCTGGAGATCGTCACCATGTCCTGGGCTGCAGACATGCGGGTTTGAGATAAGCCCATGTTTGGCTGGTTGCCGGGGAGTTTGCGAGGCCCCTGCGGGTTCTTTTGGTCGGGGTTCCAGTACATAATCGGATTATTCGAGCTGTTCAGTCTGGAGTTCTGATCTTCGTGCCCCTCTCCCTCGTCTTCTGTCAGTAGTATGCGCTCAACCGGCGCCAGAGCCCCGTCAGCCACTTCCCGCGACCCGGCATAGTTGTACACGCGCTGTGCGTCCTTCAGCTTCTCGACCGCGCCAAAGAATATCCGGCGCCCGCCTTTCTGCTTGTAGTTCGCAAAGCCGCAGATGAGCGGGATAAATGCAAAGGGGGTCTCTTTGGCCTTATCGAGCCAGCCGCCAGCGTCCATTCTGCGGATGTAGCAGGTATTGACCATGCGTGAACGCGATCGGACTATCTCAACGCCAGGGAACTGGCCCTGCATCTTTGGCCAGTCCTGTTCGCTCACCACCATGTTATTGCTCAGAAGGTGAAGCTCTGTTTTCTTTGCCTTCAGGTAGTAGTAATCGACAACAGCGATATCATCACCGTCGGTGTCGCGCCAGTCGGTAAGGTTGTCGTCGCTGCCTATGGATTGTTTGGATCCTTCCGGGTACTGCTCTTCGTACTCTTCAACGGAGATCTTGGTGATCTTGAAGCCGTCTTGAACGTCGCTCATGTCGGGCTTTTCGCTTGGGCCTACCCAGACGCGGTTTATGCCGTCGTGCACACGCGTGACCAGTATGTCCTGCTCAAATGCGTCAGAATCTACCCAGTCGGTGAAGACTTCCCACGCGTCAAACCCACAGTCAACTATGGAGTCAATCGTGTCTGGCATCACCAGGCGCATATTGCTCAGGGTCTGGATACCGCGAAGCATGCCGTCATAGGTTTCAGCTATCTCTGGTTTAGATCCATTGCCGGCTTCCACCACCTGCATGCCGAACTCGGTCTCCTTCAGCTCATTGGCGATGGCGGAGCGGATAGGGTAGGTGTGGTCGAACTGATATCGTGGGCGATCCGGAAAGAACTTCAGCGCCTTCTCTTCCCATTGGCCGTCCTTCTCGTAGATGAATGCCTCGGACTCCCTGGCGCGCTCTCTGGAGTCTCGCTCTGATTCCTGATAGCGCCGGAGCTTTTCGAGGAATTTCTTGTGGTCCATTAGATCACCATTTGGTATAGGAGGGGCGCACAACTTTCTTGCGCGCTGACGGATTGATGAGCGCCATTTTACACGCATCACCAAGGTTTGGCGACGGGATGCCTTCCTTGCGCATTTCCTCCTTGGTTTTGAGCTGGAGCTTGCCGGCGCCGTTGTCTTTCAGTGGCAGGCGGCATAGCTCGGACTGGAGCTGTGACAGTGACTGGCACTTACTGCTGAAGCTGATCAGATCATCCGGGTTGTGGTACTTACCCTTAATCACAGCCTCATAAGTGCGGTAGATTCGCACGGCCAGGCGGTGATACTGCTGAATCCGTCGGTTGAAGAACATGTCACCGTTGGTCTTGGGGTTGTCGCCTGGGTTGCGGCCTTCCTTCGGTTCATAGGGCGCGTCTTTGTCCTCAACCTCACCACCACCACTGTAGCCGATGTAATCAATCTTGCGGCCTGACAGCTTGTCCTTGACATTTTTGCGGAGCGGTCCGCCTAAGCCGTCCTCATCCCACACAAAGAGATCAACACGGTTGGTTATGGCGTAGTTCAATGCCCAGTCCATGCCTTCGTGCTCGTCACCGTCGCGCTTCTCCATAACCTCCAGGATCACGCAGCCGTGCCGATGAACCAGTCCTTTGGCATCGCTACCATGTCCCGATGGATCATGCGACACAACCTCAGCGCCTTTGGCCTCAAAGCCAAGCCTCAAGTGCGCGTCGATACACGCCTCGAACCACTCCTGCTGAATCAAGCCGCCATCCACGTGATCGTTGTAGGCGCCTTCCCAGATCCAGTTATATTTCGCCCTCGGTAGATTCTCATAGTCCCACAGTCTGATTTTGTCTGCGGTATCATCGTACCACGGGTTATCACGCCAATTGATTTTAACTATCAGGTGTATGTCATCCTCAAAGCATCCGTTCTCATCGAACTTATCCCGAAACGGCTCAATAAAGCGCTGGCTGAATGGGTCTGCTACCGATTGTGGATTGGCGGAGAACCAGCACTCAGCACCAGGGCGGCGCAGGATCGTGGGGATCAGCTTATCAAGTGACCTCTGGCTGGCCCGGTGTGCTTCCTCGAACCATGAGCGCATGTAGTTCTCGGCAGACTGAATACTATCCGGGTTGCGTGCTGCACCCATGTATCGAGTGCGGGCGCCAATGGGCGAAACCACCTTGTCCTCGAACAGCCCCCATTGGCTGCGCTCACGATCGGTTAGTCCAAGACGGGTCTCAACACTCCCGCGAATAACCCGGTGAACAGAGTCAGCAACCGAGTCCTGGAATTCCCGGAGGCATAGAATATCGTAACCGCGTGTAGCCATTTCCATAGCCATAATGTCCCCAAAGCCCACAGACTTGCCCGAGTTCCGCCCACCATACGCAACCTTGAGTGGCTTATGCGTCGTGACGAATCTGGCGAGCTTTGAATTGACCTTTAAATGCGGCATCTATAGTTAAAATCTATCGATCATTGGATATAACCCCGTGATTTTTCCCACTTTGACCATTTCTCGATAGCTAAAAACTATCATGTGGTTAAAAAATAGGCTCCCGAAGGAGCCGAAAGGGCGCTGCGTTAAGTCTTTTCCGGTGCGTTCACGAACTCCACCGTCCATTTCGTCTCTTGAGGGCCGCCGCCTGGGCCGCTGACCTCCAAATCCTGCTTATCTGAGTATCCGTGCTTGGTCAGCATCATCTTGGTTATGGCTGGATTGAACTCGCCAGACAGCCCACGATTGACCAATCCTCGCTCCTGTAATGACAGCACGCGTGTAAAGATGTCCGCGAACTCTTTCTTGTCTGGGTCTGACGCCCACTCATAAACAACGCTTCTGCTGGCTTCC